TTTTCATAAATTTTTCTCTCTAGTGTTACTGGTAAAATGACCACAAACAGGTCTGTTGAATCGTGCCGTATGGGGAATTAAGTGCGCCTAAAATTATGCCTATAAATATAGTTAAAGTATACAAAATTTTACAAAGGAAAGCAACCTATAATATATGGCAACACTGGGCGGAACAATCAAGAATCTAGCATCGGGTTTCTTCAACCGGACCTTGAGCAGGCTGAAGGGAGCCAACATATCTACGGATCTACGTATCGTGCAGGCCAGGGCCAAGTGGTCGGGCAGGAACAGTCAAACAGACTGGCGTGTGAGGCTTCAGGTACCAGAAAATTCATCTTTGCAGAAGTTCTTTGACTTTGACAACAATCCATTGCTGTCCCCATTGGCGGAATCACGAGGCATTTTTTGGCCATTGACACCTGCCGTGGTAATACAACATTCTGCCAATTACAATGCTTTATCACAGACACACAGCAATTACCCATTCCAGGCATACCAAAATTCACAGGTTGATCAGATGAACATAATTGGAGAGTTTCCTGTGCAAAATTCTGAGGACGCCAAGCACTGGGTGGCAACGGTGAACTTCCTGAGGACCGCCACTAAAATGTTTTTTGGAAATGATGACGGTGACGGATTGAAGGGAAATCCTCCACCGATCATGCATCTGTTTGGTTATGGTGATCACATGTTCCACAAGGTGCCTGTTGTTATAAACACCTTCAACGTTGAATTGAGACCGGGGATCGACTACATCTCAACTAAACAGGACAACACGAATTTCAGAGACCTGAACGGGCCAGATGCTGGTTTTCAGGACGCTGTCATAGCCGGAGAGTCTCAGACTTGGGCACCGACCTTGTCAAACATATCGGTGCTGGTGACACCAATCTACAGCAGAGATTCAATTAAAAATTTCTCAATGAAGAAATTCGTGAGGGGCGAACTTAACGGTAAAGGAAGCAACGAAGTAGGATTCATCTAATGGCCAAATACTCATCCACTTCTCCGTACTTCAGTACACCTCAGAATGCAATCAATCTAGAAACTTTTATTCCGAGGCCTATTACGGCGGAGGACGACGACCAAACATACACAATAGAGAGGACATACGCATACAGGCCCGACCTTCTTGCCTATGACTTATATGGCTCGCCAAGATTGTGGTGGGTGTTAGCCCAGCGTAACCCAGATCAGATAGAGGATCCGATATACGATTTCAGACCAGGAGTGACTATACAGTTGCCTAAACCGGCCAATGTCAAAAGTGATCTAGGGGTATAAGATGCCGAGGACAGATAATAGCAATAAGCAACCAGAGGTAAACTCGACCCAACGTACACCAAGGAGACAAGGCGATGAGTTTATTGCCAAAAAAAATCCCTTGCATAGTTTTGCAACATACAACTGCCTGTTTACACTGTCAGGAATAAGTGAAAGGGATCTTCAAAGCCAAAGGCAACTGTTCAACGCTCCAATAATGAACATCATTGCTAGGAGTTCGGGCATAGGTGATGTGCCAAGGGGCGGTGTTGTTGATCCAGATGCAACCGATAAGATCAAGCAAGAGCAAATGCAAAAATTATTCAATGATCCAAATTACGCCGGTAGTGGCAGTATACTGGACAGGAACCATGACATCTTTTTCGAGAACGTGAACATCACGTCAGTGGTGGGACCAAACGTGGAACGTAACCTAGCCAACTTCACTAAAATGGAGTTCGAGTTACACGAACCTTACGCCGTGACTTTCATAGAGAAGATACGTGCCTGTGCTTTCAGAATGGGATACGAGGACTATCAGGCCGCGCCGTTTCTGTTGACCATACAGTGGAAAGGTTTTGACGAAAACGGTAGACCATTAGAGGACACACAAAAATCATTAGAGAGGCGTGTTCCCATATTCATCACTAAGGTTGATTTCGACGTGGACCAAGGAGGCGCCAGGTACAACGTGACCGCTGTGCCATATCCCGACATGGCGTTCGACGACAGTTACAAGTTTAGCAGGACACAAATTCCTATAAATGTAAATTCCGTTGATGATTGGATATCAAAGGTCAAAGAAGGATTACAGAAGCAGATGCAGGACGAGAGGGAAGAAGGAGCCAGAGAATTTGATGACGAGTATGAGTTCGACATATCAAGGATCAAATCAACAATGCAGACTACCGAGATAAGTTCTGTTGAAAACACAAGTATCTTCAATACCGCTACCTTGGCAGACTCATTGAGGGACGTAGAACAAGTGACCCTCAACGGAACGAGACCGGTGGTGACCGCGAATGAGCCAAAATCAGACACACAAATCAAGACAAAGACCAAAGGCATGCATATTGAACCAAACACAAGCATAGTCAAGGCGTTTGAGGACATGATAAGGTCAACCAAGTATTATCAGGAACTTATAGAAGATTTCTGGGGAACATATGCTCCTGGGGAAACTCGAGAGAGTCTGTTTAAAAAATTCCAAGATTCAAAAGAACTGGCAAAATTTATCGAGTCTAATCAATACGTTGATTGGTTTCTCATCAAACCCAAGGTAGAGAATTTGTTAAGCAAGGGTCTAGACTCAGTGACCAAGATGTATCCCAAAAGGATAACATATCAGGCCATACCGTACAAGGTGCACATAGGTAAATTGGTGCTTCCCGGGCTTTCATTGGGAGATATAGATTGGTCTCGGTATTCTCGTAGGAACTACAACTACATCTACACCGGAGAAAACATTGACATACAAAATCTCAGAATCAATTACAAAACCGCATACTACTACCGAAATGTACGTACAGCCCCAAAGGCCACAGGAACATCAGGTGCTTTTTACACTTCAAAAGAAGGTATAAGGAAATGGTTGGGAGGCAAGAAACAGCCTGAACCAACTCTTCCATTGCGACAGTATCCTTCTATCCTTAAGCAAAGAAACTTGGTACAGGAGATAAATCCAAAAAGTCTCCGTGCCAATGAGTTCTTCGACTATCTAACCAATCCAGAGGCCGACATGGTTAAAGTAGAAATGGACATACTGGGAGATCCTGCATATGTGGCGCAGGACGCCTTTGCTCCGATTGATGATAAGGTGTTAACAACAGGAGAATACGATACTCAGTTCAACGCTTTCAACATGGAATCACACATGCCCATTATCACACTCTCATATCGTATGCCTGCTGATATTGACGACAAACGTGGTACAATGTTTTCTGATACCTACTTAGACGAAAACTTATTTTTTTCAGGTGCTTATCAGGTCACTAAGATTGAATCACAGATGAACCAAGGGCAGTTTACACAGACACTTACCCTGGTCCGAATAAACAATCAATCAGGCACTACAGCACCTGCGGCGCTGATAAGTGCCGCGCAGGATGGGACGAAAGATATCATTAAGCAAGGACAAAATCCTTCGTTTTATAGAAAGGAGTTTGGTAAGTTCTTTAGGAACTAAATTAGTGTATGTCATACCGTGATGCAAGAGGGTTCACAGATACTCAAGACAATCAGAAAAGTTACAACGAGAAATACGTAGACAATGATCCAGGCCCATACGTCGGTGTGGTAAAGGCCGTTGTGGATCCACTCAAGATGGGCAGGCTTGGAGTAAACATTCCTGCACTTTCAAATACCAACACGCCGGCACCTTCCCAGGTAATATGGTGTCATTACCTTTCGCCATTCTATGGGTCCAAACCGTTATCGACGGTGAGCACTACAGATCCAAATTCTTACAAGGAGAATCAGACCAGTTATGGATTTTGGGCAGTACCGCCTGACATAGACACAGAGGTGTTGGTTATCTTTGCAAAGGGAGAGAACAACGAGAATAGTGCATATTGGATCGGTTGTATACAAAAACCAAAAATAAATCAGCAGATACCCGGACTGGCCAGCACCAAGAGATCTGTTAATGCCAGAGATCTTGCTAGGGCAGGACAAACCAATTATGGCACGGATTTCTTGCCGTCGGGAGACCTCAACAGGAACTTCAATAAGCCAGGAAATACACTATCAAATTCAGACACATGGGACCTTCCACTAAATGACATCCTTGCAGACCAATTGCTTTCCGAAGGATTGATACAAGATGATGTAAGGGGGACTACAAGCAGTGCCGCCAACAGGGAGACACCAAGTCAGGTGTTTGGAATAAACACACCAGGCCCGATCAGATCTGATTCGCGTAAGCAGAACGTAGGAATCTCAGGAACCACCGTAAGGCCTGACAGAGATCTAGGACACAGTTTCGTTATGGACGACGGAGATGTCAACGGCCATAATCAATTAACAAGGATAAGGACATCTACAGGACATCAGATTCTGTTACATGACACAGAGGGCACAGTGTATATTGCAAACGGCTCAGGAAACGCTTGGGTTGAAATGGACAAGTCGGGTAGAATCAGTCTTTATTCTAACAGGGGAATAAGCATGAGGACAGAAGGAGATTTCAATCTACATGCTGACAAGAATATCAATTTCCATGCAAAGGAAAATATAAAGTTTACATCAGAGAAAGATCTCGTTCTCAATTCACAGAAATACATCTATGCCATGGGAGACTCTGGAATATTGAATGCATCACAAAAAGGAAGTGTTCGTAATTTTGCTAGGGACGGTATAACGTCTTTCACGAACGGAACACAGTTACATGGTGCGTCCGGTAGGATTGACCTAGCAGGTTCACAAGTTCATTTTAACTCAACAAGGGCTAAGTCGAATTGGGGTCCTGGATGGTTGAAACCATCACACAAAAAAATTGATCTACAACCGGTCAAAGTGACTGACATCAAGTCAGAACAGCCAATCAACAATCGAGGGGTTGTACAAACAAAACAAACCGAAACCACAGTAAGAGATTATAAAACTAAAAAACATTCGGATGCTTTTATTACACACGAACCATATGAACGACCCGTGGGTGGCAGAGAAAAGGACGATATTGCATAGAGTAAATATAGTATATGGCTGAGAACAATCGAGATTTATCTAACAGGCAACCAACTTTCAAAGGTTTCAGTTCACGTGCTGACAGGCAAAATTTCAAGTTGTATGACTTCGAAGTAGCCAAGCAGGATCTTATAAACAGATTGTCAATCAGGAAGGGCGAACGTGTTGAGAATCCAGAATTTGGAACAATAATCTATGATGCAATATTTGAACCATTCACAGAACAGTTAAAAGATGCAATAGTAGATGACATCACTGCAAATTTAAACTCAGATCCTAGGATATCGACGGAAGAAATATTAGTTACCGAAGCAGACAAAGGCATAGCCGTACAGGCCACAATAACATACGTGCCACTCAATATCACAGAG